GTTAAATTCAAACTAATGGATTGGCAATGGAATCGTATTATCCGGCCTTTATTTGGAACTTTAAATGAAAATGGTTTTCGACAATATAGAACTGCATATACGGAAGTGCCTCGGAAAAATGGGAAATCGGAACTAGCAGCCGCCATTGGATTATATTTATTATTTGCAGACAATGAATTAGGTTGTGAGGTATTTTCTGCTGCTGCCGACAAGGAACAAGCAAGTATTGTTTTCCATCAAGCGGCTCAAATGGTTAGACAATCTGCTGTATTACGTCGTCATTGTAAAATTATTGATTCACAGAAACGTATTGTAGTTTATGAAACAGGTTCATTTTATAGAGTTTTATCTGCCGATGCTTTTCGTCAACATGGTTTAAATGCTCACGGTGTTATATTTGATGAATTACATGCTCAACAAAAACGTGATTTATGGGATGTTTTAACAACTTCTGGGGGCACTAGACGGCAACCTTTAGTATTTGCAATTACAACAGCCGGTGTTTATGACCCAAACTCTGTTTGTATGGAACAACATGATTATGCCGAACAAATTTTAGCTGGAACTATTGATGATCCAACATTTTTACCTGTTATTTATTCTGCACCAGAAGAAGCTGATTGGAAATCACCAGATGTATGGAAAGCATGTAATCCTGCATTACGAATACCGGAAAATCCAGGTGGTTTCCGAAACTTAGACGAAATTGAAGCATTATGTAAAAAGGCGGTAATTGTTCCGGCAGAAGAAAATAAGTTTAGGCGGTTATATTTAAATCAATGGACTAGACAGATTGAAAGATGGTTACCCTTAGATGAATGGGATGGTTGCAAAGAAAAATTTGACTTTAAAGCATTAGAACGTAAATATTGTTTCGCTGGATTAGATTTAGCATCTACTTCAGATATGACAGCTTTTGTATTATTATTTCCACCACAACCCGGAGTTGATAAATATATAATTGTTCCTTTTTTCTTTATCCCAGAGAAGACTATTTTAGAAAAACAGAAAGTTGCCAAAGCTCCTTATGATTTATGGAATAGAGCAGGATTATTAAAGACAACGCCAGGTAAGTCAACAAATTATGAATTTATTGAAGAACTTATATATTCATGTGCAAAAAAATTCAAGATTAAAGAAATAGGTTATGACCCGTGGCAGGCTCTTGATATGGTGGGCAGATTAGAAAGAGAGGGGTTTGAAATGATCGAAGTTAGACAAGGTAAGGCAGGAATGAATAATGCTACTAAAGAACTTGAGCGTTTAGTGCTTAACCGTGGAATTATACATTCAGGGCATAAAGTATTGAGATGGATGATAAATAATGTAGCTGTAAAAGTGGACCCGGCTGGTAATATTTCACCAGACAAAGAAAATTCTAAATCAAAAATTGACGGTGTAACTGCAACCGTAATGGCTCTTGATTGTGCAACAAGATGTAACAAATTGCATTCAATTTATGATGATGGTCGTGGGGTAATTGTGGGTTAAGATGGGAATTATAAATTTTCTAAATATGTTAAGAGGTAAGGCGCCGAAATCTCCAGGTCCATCGGATGATTTTTGGTATATGCCTGTATATGAATCTTCTAAAGCGGGTATTAATTTAAATGAAGCTACTATATTAAATTATAATCATGTATTTGCTTGTGTTAAGGTTATTGCCGAAACTATAGCATCTTTACCATTAATTGTTTATAAAAAAACAGATGATGGCAAGGAACGTGCTGAGAATTATCATCTATATAGAATATTACATGATCAACCTAATTCAGAAATGACGGCATTTCAATTTCAAGAAATGGCAATAGCTCACTTGTTGACATGGGGCAATGCATATGCTGAAATTGAATTTAATGGTGCTGGTGAAATTATTGCATTATGGCCTATTTCTCCAAGTAGAATTACATTAATGCGGTCAGAAGGTGGTATTTTATATTATGAAATTAGATTAAATGATGGCACTAATAGAAAATTACCATTTGAGAAAGTATGGCATGCTTTAGGTATTTCGGGCAACGGGTTAGTTGGGTATTCGCCACTTGAATATATGAAAGAAGCTGCTGGATTAGGTATTGCTTTAGAAGAATTTGGGGCAAGATTTTTCCGCGACGGGACTCATCCCTCTTGTGTTGTCGAACATCCTGGCGAAATTACAGATGATACTCATAAAAATTTACTTAGAGATTTACAAAGAGCAAACTCGGGTTTGGGTAATGCTCATCGTTTAATGCTACTTGAAGAAGGTATGAGTTGGAAAAATATAGGTGTAGCACCAGAAGCGGCACAGTTTTTAGAATCAAGAAAGTTTCAATTAGAAGAAATAGCAAGAATTTTCCGAATTCCCCCTCATATGGTAGGGGCATTAGAGCATGCAACATTTTCTAATATTGAAGAACAAGCATTGGGATTTGTTGTCCATACAATTAGACCCTGGCTAGTGCGTTTAGAACAATCATATAAGTTTAAATTAATTAAGCAACGGGTTTATTTTGCTGAATATTTAATTGATGGATTATTACGCGGCAATATTAAAGATCGTTATGATGCTTATGCTGTAGGATTAAATAATGGTTTCTTATGTCCCGATGATGTAAGAAATAGAGAAAATATGAATGTTTTGCCGGATGAATCAGGTAAAATTTTCTTACGTCCAATGAATATGGTGAAAGCTGAAAAAGCAGGTGAACCTCAACCATTACCGGTCCTTGGTAGCAAACCTGGAACTATACCGGGTAAACCTGGAAAAGATGTAAAAAAACCCGGAAGCCCAACTTCAGTTAAACGAGAATTCATTCCATTAATACTAGATGTGTTGCAACGTGGGTTAGCAATAGAAAAAAAGAAGGTCGGGAGAATAATAAAAGTTGACAAATCACAAAATTCATTATACAATTTTTATACTGAGCATATTAATTATATGAGAGAAAGATTATTACCGATTAGTGTCTTATTTGCTGAAGTCACAAATGAGGAATTACCAGTTGACGAAATCTTAAATAGGTTTTGTAATCATATAGATACAATATTAGAAACCGATATAGAACAATTGGAAAATGTATTTGCTAATTTAAGTTCCGATTTAGAACAATTAGTTAGTTTTATAGGAGATAACGATGCCCTTAATTAAACCAAAAAAAGACGAATCGCATGATGATTATATGGATAGATGTATGGGCGATAGCGTTATGAACGATGAATATGAGGATGAAGATCAAAGGTATGCTGTTTGTCAAGGAGAATGGGATAAACATAAAAAATCAGAAAATTCTATTTCTGATAGTTGTATTGAAAGACGTAGTTTTGAATTAGATGAATTAAAAGTAGAAAAAAGAGGCGAATCTAACACTCCCCATATCGTAGGCCATGCTGCTGTATTTGAGAAACAATCGGTTCCTATTTGGGGTTTTTTTGTTGAGATTGTGAAGAAAGGGGCTTTTACAAAGAGTATAAAAACTGCGGATGTTAGGGCGCTATTTAATCACGATCCAAATTATGTAATTGCGCGGGCTCGCGGGGGTAAAGGAACACTAAGCTTAAAAGAAGATGATGTCGGTTTACTGTTCGATGCACAGCCACCAGATACAACATGGGCTCGGGATTTAATGGTCTCAATCGAACGTGGGGACATTTCTCAATGTTCATTTGCTTTCCGAGTAAAATCTGAAAAATGGGTTGAAAATAGCGGAAAGAAAAAAACCGATTTAGATATTAGAGAGTTACATGAAGTTGAATTATTCGATGTATCACCTGTTACATATCCTGCTTATCCAGATACAGATGTGGGCATTAGAGAATTAAGATGCCTTGCAGCTTGTGGTCTTGGAAAAGATTTAACAAGTGTTCTTTATCGGGCATTAAGAGGAGAAACATTAGAAAACGGTGATGTTGAAATAGTTAAACAGGCTATTGAAGCCTTAGCGCATTATTTACCACAAACCGCACCGGCGGAAGCTGAAATATTGCATCGGCATTTAATACAGCTTGAGCGCGAATTAGAAATTGAAGCTTTATCAATATAAATTTGGGGGAAAAAAATGAAAACAGCTATTGAATTAAGGCTAGAGCGGGCAAGCAAAATTGAAGAAGCTAAGGGTCTGCTACATGCTGAAAAGTTTGATGAAGAAACTTATAATAAAATAATGGATGAAGTTCGGGGTTTAGCTGCTCATATTAAAAGAGCAGAAGAAATGGAAGCTTTAGAACTTGAAATGAAATCTTCTATTGACGATAAAACTCATAGAGAACTTCCTGGTGATGATGGAAAACCCGCTAAAAAAGAGGTTAAACAATTTAGTTCTATTGGAGAACAATTAATCTCTGTCTCACGAGCTTGTAATCCGTATGCTCCTATGAGAGATGAACGGTTAATGTTTTTTGATGACAGAGAACAACGTCTTATGCCTTCAGGATCAAGTGAAGGAGTTCCTAGCGATGGCGGATTCTTAGTTCAAAAAGATTATGCTGCTGAACTTTTAAGACGTTCTTATGCCACTTCTGAATTAATTGGCCGCACTAGACGTATTCCTATTAGTGGTAATTCAACTGGAGTTAAAATTAATGGCCTAGTTGATAATAACAGAC